TTATTTCTTCGGCAGTTTGAAAGAACTCTTCAGAGAAACAATACGGTTAAATACCAGATTCTCCGGTGTAGAATCCTTTGCATCGATACAGAAAAATCCGTTTCTTACAAACTGGAAGCTATCATAAGCTTTCGCATCTGCAAAGCTTGGCTCCACATAAGCATCTTTGATAATCTTCAGAGAATTTGGATTCAGGTTCAGAGAACCATCCTCTTTATTGTATACACCCTTCTCTTCATCTACAAGGTTCTCATACAGTCTTACTTCTGCTTTCTGTGCATATGGTGCCGGAACCCAATGAATTGTTCCTTTCACCTTACGTCCTGTAAATCCACTTCCAGCCTTTGTCTCAGGATCATAAGTACAGTGAACTTCTGTCACGTTACCATTCTCATCCTTTACAAAGCTTTCACACTTCACAAAATATGCGTGCATCAGACGAACTTCATTCCCTGGGAACAAGCGGAAATATTTCTTTGGCGGTTCTTCCATGAAGTCGTCTCTCTCGATGTAAAGTTCACGACAGAACGGAACTTTACGCTGTCCGAGTTCTTCGTTCTCCAGATTATTCGCAACATCCAGATATTCAACTTCTCCTTCCGGATAGTTATCAATCACAAGCTTGATCGGATCAAGTACAGCCATCATACGGGAACGCTTCATCTTCAGATCCTCACGGATACAGTACTCAAGCATCGCATAATCAACAGAGCTCTGGCTCTTGGAAATACCACACATATCAATAAACATCTTGATTGACTCCGGTGTAAATCCTCTTCTTCTGAGCGCTGCGATAGAAACCAGTCTTGGATCATCCCATCCATCAACAATCTTATCTTCTACGAGCTTCTTAATATAACGCTTTCCTGTTACAACATTCGTAAGATACAGTTTTGCGAACTCAATCTGACGCGGTGGGTTCTCGAATTCACATTCTCTCACAACCCAGTCATAAAGCGGTCTGTGATCTTCAAACTCAAGTGTACAGATGGAATGTGTGATTCCCTCGATTGCATCCTCGATCGGATGAGCGAAATCATACATTGGATAAATACACCACTTATCACCTGTATTGTGATGTGTCATGCGGGCAACACGATAAATGATCGGGTCACGCATATTGATATTCGGTGATGCCATGTCGATCTTTGCACGAAGAACTTTCTCTCCGTCTGCATACTTTCCGGCACGCATATTCTCAAAAAGCTCAAGGTTCTCCTCTACAGAACGATTTCTATATGGACTTTCTTTTCCTGGTTCTGTAAGTGTTCCTCTATATTCACGCATCTGTTCTGCTGTAAGATCACAGACGAATGCTTTTCCTTTCTTGATCAGCTTCACAGCGCACTCATACATCTGATCAAAATAATCGGATGCAAAATAAAGATGATCCTTCCAGTCAGCACCCAGCCACTTAATATCCTCTTTGATAGACTCAACAAATTCTGTCTTCTCCTTTGTCGGGTTCGTATCATCAAATCTCATATGGAATTCACCATTATACTTCTCTGCCAGTCCATAGTTCAAAAGGATAGACTTCGCATGACCAATATGAAGGTATCCATTCGGCTCCGGTGGGAAACGGGTGCATACATGATCGTAAACTCCTTCTGCCAGATCCTTATCTATCTCCTGTTCAATAAAATTCTTTGAAACTGTTTCGTTCTCCATATCTTCCTCCTACTAACCATAAGTACCATCCGGATGATCTGTCACATTCCTTCGGAAGTGTGATTTATCCTACAGGTTTTCATGCTCAATATCTTATCACATAAAAAGAACAACCACAAGAGATTCTTTTCGTCTCCTCTTACAGTCTGCCTTTTAACAATTCATAAGCCTGTGCCAGAATAGCTGCATGATCCACTGCAATTCCTCCACCTTCTTTTACAACATAGTATTTTTCTCTGACCAATCCTGTCCGCTCCTTTTTCAGGATAACAGCATTTCTCTTCTGATCCTGATTTTGAATTGTCAGATGATATTCCGTCTTTTCCCATCCATCTTCTTCATATGCTGTCTCCGGTTCCATCTCTATCTTAAACCATGCTGCATCTGCCGCATCATCTCCGGCCTCTACACTTACATCCGACTCCTTTACGATAGAAAGATACGCACTTGTAATAATCCTTGCTCTCGGATCTCTCTGATAATCTCCATAACAGGCAAACTGTTCCACCGGAAGTCCGCTGACTCCGGTCTCTTCCTGCAGTTCCCGTCTTGCTGTATCCTCCAGATTCTCCCGCAAATTTACAAATCCTCCCGGAAGAGCCCAACAGCCAATACTGGGATGATTTCCTCTCTTAACCAAAAGCACCTTTAATCGTCCTTCTTTCAGTGCCTGTTCATCTTTATAAGAAAAAACAACTGTGTCTGTTGTACAGCACGGATTTTTATATCGATATGGATCATATTCTTCCAGAAATTCTTCCAGTGTCTGTCCTTTCCCATTCCGTTCTCCTGTCCCATAAAATGGTGTGATGTCTTCTAAAAATGATGCCATATCAATCTCTCCCTTTCACTTCTTTCAAAGCACTCCCAACATACTCATCGGTTCAAAAAAACGACCGATTTCTGTCAAAAGATTCGCAAAATAAACACAAGTTCCTGCTTCCGCCTCCGGATGTGATCCTTGAAAATCATAACACTGTACTCCCACAAGCGGCGCATGTGCTTTCTCCCAATCCCGTTCCAGAATCTCATGAATCTGTTCTTCATCTTCTTCGCCGACCCGAAGAAAAATCTCGATGTTCTGCCTCATCGCATCAAAAAAATGATAAAATTCCGGCAGATATTCTTCCATCTCCCATACAAACTCCGTAAACGTCTGTAACACATCTTTCAGTTCTTTTAATTCACTTGTTTCATAATTCTTTTCGCTCATACGGCTTCCCCTTATGCAGAACCCGTCACCTTGAACCACCACTTCAATCAAATCCAGTATAACATATTTCATGACAAGTGAAAGAATTCTCAACAAGGAATTGCATTTTTTCTTCAAACCCGTAAACCTATAGGAAAATCTGCAATGAGATTTCTTTTGGAATCTATGAAGATTTGAAGATCTGCAACGCGAATCTGCTGAAATAAGAAAAACCCCGGAAACACCGCATTCACGGGCGATTCCGGGGAAAAGTTCAAAGCTGTCTAGGGATTTTCTTTCTCATAGTCCGTTCAGTGCCAAAGCCTTAGTTTTCCTTGTATTTATAGGCTTTTTCGATGTTTTTCAAGTGCTTATCTGTGTCATCCGTAGACTTAAAATCCTACGGATTTTCTACGGATATTCTACGTGTTTTTGTTTTATTTCTACCTATTATATAGATGATACAATATTCAATCCCCCGGAGTCATTTACTCCGGGGAATCTATCCGAAACCATAATGGTCGCTTCGGCCAGTTATGCTTTTCCCTAAGCAAGTTAAGTATAGCACGGTATGATTCATTTTTCAATTATTCAATCCATGCCTGGAACTTGTCAATGAATCTCTTCTTATCTCCGGCAAATCCGTCCATGCTACTTGCTTTCAGTGTATCGACCTGATCTGCGTAGAAGTTCTTGTTATTCTGTACAGATACTCTGTAGTGAACCATCTTGTACTTATATCCTTCCGGTGTAATGTAGTACAGCTCTACCGCAAGAATCTCCGAACCGTCTCCGAGGATTCCATTCTTCTTGTCATTCAGATCATAGCTGTTTCCGAATGTAAGATATGGCAACCAACCATTCTTTCTTGTGTATACTCTACAGCGGATGCTTCCTTTGCTTACCTTGACAGCAATCCACTTGATTGGAACATCATCACCTTTTCCAGCCCAATCCGCTTTGTTCGTTACTGGATCCCACCACTTAGTTGTATAAGCCTGATATGTAATATCGACCTGTCCTAAATCTTTCTTTTCTACCGGCTTAGATGGTGCTGACGGTGTAACAGGCTGAACAGTTCCACCGAACTCCATATAGCAATAGTTGACATCTACTCTTCCGTTGACTCCATCAACCTGTCCATCAGAAGAATACTGCCAGATAGCATACTGACCTTTGTAAGTATGCTCCGGAAGATTCTTGTATCTTGCCATCCACTCAACATATTTTCCGCGAACACTGCCAAGGTAGCTATTGAACCAGCTTAAGGATGCGTAGATTCCCGGAGTATATCCAGCTGCCTTAAGTCCTTCACAGACAATTTCACAGCATCTAGGAGCATAGTGCTGTGTTCCCGGTTCTTCAACATCAAGGAAGATTGGTAACTGGAAAGTATGACCTTTAATCAATCTAAGAATATGATTAAGTTCGCTCTGTGCCTGTCCGTCAGAAGTGGCGTAGCTGTACAGATAGACTCCTACCGGGATTCCAAGTCTTTCACACTCTGCAAGGTTTCTCACCCACTGCTTGTCATCCTGTGATGCGATATCATCTCCATATCCACATCTAAGGATAGCTCCAGCACAACCGGATGCCTTGACTCTTTCCCAGTTGATTACTCCGTTATGGTAGCTAACATCAATGATAAGTTTACTCATACCAGCCACCTTCCTTCAGCTCTGCTTTCTTCTGCTCGATCTCCGTTGCGTGTTTCTCTGCAAACTTTTCCATAGTTTCCAGTGATGTGCCCTCATTGTCCGAGATTTCCTTTGCTGAAAGTCCGTAGGCAAAACTCTTAATAATTTCTTTTACCGTCTGTTCTGTCATGCTATTCTCCTTTCTTTTGCGCCGGCGCAATTATAATTCACCCTCTGAGTCATGAAGTTTCTGTGCTGCTTCTTCCGGAAGTTCCTCAGTCATGTCATCCAAGAACTTCTGGATCCATATCTTAATCTTTGTCGGAACTGGCAGGCCACATAATGTCATATTTTTAAGGATACTTACCAGTTCATACAAGATGAATAATAATGAAAAGAACTCGCACACTCCTAATTTGCTAATCCCAAGAACCTGTATATACTGCTCCGGAATCATACACAATACATTTATATGCACGATCACATCCATTGCCATCAGCAAACATACAGAAAATAACATTGCTGCTTTCCTGATAGCTCCGTCAATTCCTACACAGCTATTAAATTTATGTTCCTTAATTGCCCGCAGCACTCCAAGAATCGTATCCAAAGCCACTGCAATCAGCAGAATCTTCACGAATGAGTTACTTGCTAATAATGTAATAATTTTCTCCATCATATTGATTTTCCTTTCTCTTCTTAAATTTAGGTACAAAAATAAGACCTTTCGGTCTTGCTCTGATTTCCATATTCACCTCGATTTATCCGAAGAAGCCACTACCTAAGTAATGGCTTCTTCAAATACAATAATATCTTTTTCTTTTAAATCAAGTCTTTTGGCTACATCTTCCTTTAACAATCGTTTCTTATATTCTTCCGTTTTAACAATGACCCTAAATGGAAATCGTATTATCGTCACATCTCCAGGTATTCTCCACTCACATTCGTGCGTCCAATCCAAGCATTTCATTTTATTACTGTTCAAATCAAGATTAACTACTCGCCAATATATATCTTTGCTTATGAATTGGAATATTTCTTTTCCATCGTAAATTACTGGTCTTGCTCCTTCAGAAAAAAGCATTCTTTTATCTATCTGTATTCCAAATTCTTGATATCTCTGCGGAATTTCACACCATCTCTCGCCTTCAATTATTTCCTTTATGCCATCCAATGATGCGTCCTGAAAGCAAACTACTTTCTTATCTCCTTTTACAGTTCTAAAATTATTTCTCCTAGAAAATGATGCTTTTAACATTTTATCATCTAATATATCTACACAAGGGTTTTATATGCTTTTTCATCGTCATATGCTCTGATTAAATGCGTCAAATAAACTGATTTAACATTTCTTGCCTCTGTTAGCATTTTCCAGTCATCATAAAAAATCCCGCCCATCTTTATCATCTCCTGCTTCTATTATACTTTATCCTCATTTTATTTTCATCTAAAAAAAATGAACGGGAAACTTATTTATGTTCTTAGTTAACTATAGCCCCTCTTTAGTTAATTAGATAATAAATGTATGCCACGATTGAATCTGCTATTTGATTCATTCCATCTGTATTGCAGTGTGTCACATCACCAGCTGTTGTGATCGTCTTGCTTATTCTTCTTCCTATAGTAACAGTTTTTAAATTATAAGCATCAACTCTATCAACAAACATAAATGACGGACAAACAACTACATAACTTTTGTATTCTGTTGTTTCACCAAATTCATTTATGAGAGCTTCATAATATGTAATCTGATTATTTGACCTCATAGATTCTGATATTTCGTTTGATGTATCACCGCCATATCCCAATGGATTTACATTTAAAACAATCTTTGCGTTTGGATAATCTGCATGCATCCTATCAACAGCAACTTTTGCTTTCGCAATAATAGGTGCTAGAGATTCAACTGTATGGTATTTCCCATTACCCACATCATTATATCCAATCGAGAACACAACAACATCTGGTGAATTGTAATTCCATTTATTTATATAATAGTTGAAATCTAATTCATCACTTGTCGGATTCCAAAATGGATTGTAATAGATTTTTTCCACACCGCTGTAAGTAATAGTATCATCCCCGCTTGAAGTTATAAGACCAGTACTTGCATTTGATGTTTTTGTAAGTGTTCCACTAGTTGGAATGTTGTTAGCAGCTGTATCAGCATCAGTTGTTATATTTGAAGAAGAACTGCCATAATTACTATCAACATTAAAACTACCAAGAATAAGTTTTCCGTTTCCATTTGAATCAACAGTAACACCTCTAACAGTCCATTTAAAACCATTTTTATCTTGATACGTTGTGCCAGGATAACCAGTTGTCGGAAGATTGGTAACACCTCGTACATTAACAATAATGGCTCTGCCCTGCCTTGTGGTTACAAACTCCCATGTTCCTCCGCTTCTAGCTTCGTGTCTTTTGCCGCTAACGCCCATATTACCAATCTGATTAACCGTAATACCGTCTTCTTCGATATCATTTTTGACTGTTCCAACATAAGTGCCAATGTCGGTAAAGCTGTCACCAATGCATAACACATTCAATGTATCTTTGCTCGGTGCTGATACAACGGAGTATTTCTTTGTTTCATCTACGGTTCTTCTTAAACAATCTTCAAAATGATATGTTATTGGTTTATCTGCAACGTCAGATGATGGTGTGGTATATGCCATGTTACCAATATTTGTCAATACACTCTGTGATACAGATTTTGGAAGAATATTAGCATTTTTAATCATGTTCTCCATGTATAGTACAGTCTGTTTGCCTTTCTGAACAATTAATCTTTCTGGCGGTACTGCTTGCAATGGCGTCAAATCACTAAATTTCAACATAAATTTTTCTGTGAATAAAAAATCATTTTGTGGTATTGTATAAGATTTTTCACCACGTACAACGCAAAATTTTTCTACTTCTCTTGCTTTAAGAGTAAATCTAGCATATGCTGCATTATTAATATATGGAACATAAATGTTATCTTTTTTAAGTTCGATTGATGAATTTGCAATATATTTTTTATTAATATCATAAAGTGCAACAAAAACATTTCCAACTGCTAAATTAATGGATAATCCTTTTTTGCTTATTACCATGTAGTCGGTTACACAATAGTTTTCTGAATATTGATTAGCTACAATGTTCCCTTTTTTACTAACAAAGCATCCTGTATATGCGTCACTAATATTGTAAGTAATCGCATCAAAATTGATTACGTTAGTAATAATATTATCAGTGATTACCTTAGTCTCTTCCTCTACTCCGTTAATCTTTTTCTCTACTTTGTCAACCCCAGTATATTTTTTAGGAATAATGACTGATGATGTATTATAGATACTATAATAAGCCTTGTATATTCCAGCTGTTACGTTTTTTTCAAGAGACACTTGCATTACAATAATAAGAACCGTTTGCTCCTTTAATTCAAAATTATATGTTCCGCATTTATTAGCGGTTAAAATAACCTCTCCATTGATTTTATCTTTAAAAACTCTTAAGACTCCAACAGATGATAGTACAGCATTATATAAATTAATCTCGTATTCACCAACATCAAGTGTTATTGTTTTTTTTACATACACATATTCTCCGCTAGTATAATCTTTTTCTAATCTTCCACTATCTACCATACTATCAACGACATCTGTTGCACCTATTGGAATATTATCCATACTCTCATCTAAATCTGCCTTGATTTTCTTTTCCAGATTCTCAATCGCATCCATTGCTCTGAGTCCCGGGACATTAGTTGTGATCTTTCCCTTGAGATCTTCTGCATTGATGTCTGCTCCATCTGACCTTTTAATTAATAACCGCCTAGACTCTGCGTCTCCATCCGCTTTTGAGCTTGTCTGTCTGCCACCGTAATCTGTAGCTGACTGATATACCTGCAACATTTGTCCGCTTTCATCGGATTGCATAGCGTAATTAGCTATCGCGATCTTGTACCCTGACGGAGCAGTTATTTTTCCGTTCTTGTTCCAGTGGAATTCAACAGATCTGAGAACTTTGCTTGAAGTGATTTCTGTTCCTGTATTGTTAAGACTTCCCTGTTCGAGCAGCGAAATATCAACATATGGGCTCTGTAAATTGTCCATCATGGCCGGCACATCTTTTGTCTGAGATCTTACTGCATTTCCTGCGTTGGAATATTTAGCACCTTCATTTCCCACTCTAATGTCCGCAAGTTCTGCGTCACCAGTGGTGCTGCCCTCCCCCATTTTTGTGAGTTGATCAATTCTTGCACGTTCGGTCGCGATTTCTTTTTGACGTTCGGATTTTTCTTTCGCATCCGCTGCAATTCTCTCGGATTTTTCTGTTTCATCTGCTGTTTTTCTCTCAGATCGCTCTTTTTCGTCCGCAGCTTTTCTTTCTCCTGACTCTTTTCCACTCTGTGCAATTATCTGTTCAATCAGCGACTGGTTTTCTTCCTCTTCTTCATCAGGGAAACCCATTGAATCGGAGCATTTCACTTTTTCTTTAAAGGAAATCAAAGACTTGTCCCCATTGATCACGCGGATCTGTAGTTCATTATTCCCAACTTCAAAGAAGTTCACACTCGGCTGGAAACTGATGACATTTCCTGACACATCACACAGTGTTGAATTTGGTTTTTTCATTCCCATTCGATACGCGTAAGCTACTGCTGCAGCTGTAGCTGGAAGGTTATAATCCCGGACCGTAAACTCAAACGTGATGGCATCCGTTCCTTTTGTCACTTCAATCGGAATCTTAATCGTGTTTTTTAACACGTAAACATCTCTTTTGATTGTATTCATTTGTTTCATTCCTTTCTTGTCTGAATTATTTTATCCCGGTATCCACTTGACAATATAAAGTCCTTGCACTGGTGCAACTCCACCTCCCGGATACCGGAGCACGTATTGCCATGGAAAGTTATAATACCCGTGCACATGGATTTCCTCGCCGGTCTGATCTCCTGTCTGACCACCTGTAACTCCTCCGTTCTCGTTTTGTGATGCACCGACAAGCTGACTATTGCCAATATACATTTCTGTATGGCTTCCTGGTTTCAGAAGCACGTCTCCTTTGACTAATCCGGATCCGTTGGAAAGATTTATTTGTGATGTCACATCTTCGAACCCTGCATCAATGAAAACATCATACATGGATCCGGTTGCTGGTGTGTATCCTGGTCTCGTATTGAGTCCTGCATTGGAATATGCCCAACAAATAAGAGACGAACAATCGTAATCCGGTCCGTCCCTGTGTGTCTGATCGTAGCCGTGGCTGTCATCGTTTGCAATATTCACTGCCCAACTCACAGCGTTGTCGATGATCTTGCTTCCTTCTGCATACTTTTCCAAGTAGTCATACCATTTCCTTGCGCAACTCCGTCTTTCGGATTCAACCTCTACACCGGCGCGCTCGAAGTTCTTTAGGAAGGCACTGGCCAAGTATTCCGGAGATTCTGAACTGCTCTTGAACTGTTCCCAGGTCATTTTGTACGCACTTGTTGCAATCCACTGCCCTGTTGATGCTGATAATGCATCAATCCAATAGAGCTGTCCGTTCGGATCCGTGATATCGTACCCGTTTGATTTTGCCCAGTCTGTGTAATTTGTAGCCGGTGTCCACTGAACAAGACCATACCCTCCACTGTAATTGCCGTATTTCAGACTTTGCCACAACCCCGGATTGATGTTTGACTCTTTTTCCATATTGCCGAGGATACCGCCGATCGCGTTCAGGGTCCAGCCTTTGCCCGAGAAGTACTTCCATACTTCCAGTGCGTTTCCTTGCATCTGATCCTCTGTCAAATAATTGTTGCTTATCGTCCAAGACATCAGATTTCACCCTCTTTCGTTGTTCCTCCCATAAGAAATCCGTTTTCAAAGTCCATATATGTCCCGTCTGAAAACACGGCTCTTCCCGTCTTTCCTGCCACTCCTCCTGGTCCGATTTTATCAGTATCGAAATATATCGCATCACTAAATATTCTCATCAGCGTATGTGAATCTGTTGCATCTTCAAATGTTCCTCCGTATCGAACCACAATTGCATCTCCTGACCTTTCTATGAATATAGGATTGCTTTTATCTCTCTTGGAAAACATAATTGAACCGGATTTTATTTCTGTTCTTCTATTCAATCCTCCAACATTCTCACATACATAACTTCCAATAGCATAGACTCCACCCTTGTCAAGACGGACGATTTCTTTTCCAGTTGCATCCATCACTCTTGCAATACCGTTTCCGTTGTCCTCGCCTCCAAGCTCCAGTGTTCCGCCCTTGATTCGGTCAGCAAGCATTGTTCCGGCAACGATAAAATCTGCATAGAATCCTTTTCCAGTGCCGAAGGTTGACCACTTCCAGCCTTTTCCATCTTCTGTACGTTCTCCGGCAATCTCAAACCCAAGCGTTCCTAGACACATTGCGCCAAAGGTTGTGGAATCAGGATCTAAATCTTCAAACAGAATCGCTCTGACCTCTTGCTTTTTCGCTATAGAAGACTGTGCACGCATCTGTGCTTGCACTCCGTTGATGATTCCTTGAATCTGCTGACCAATTAGCGTTCCATCTGAGCGGATTGCCCGGTCAACGCGGCTCATAACGGATGATACATCGCTGAGGAAATTATACTGGAACTCTCCAAGTGTCACGGATGTCAGCTTGTTTCTTATCGCATCCCATTTCAATTCGATCGCTCTCGCATCTGATTTGATGTCTAGCTTGGAGTGATTGCAGTGTGCTGTGTCACCAAGAGATATCTTTTCCAGGTCTTTCACATCCTCATAGAGTTCCGTGTTCTGTAGTAGCTCCATATTTGCTTTAATAGTTACTTTTGGCTTGTCTGCCCCGCTTTCAAACTGTTCCTCACATTTCTTTCTCAGTGCTGTTTCCAGCTGTTCCTGTGTATCGCAAATCGTGACTCCATTTTCTTCATCATCTTCACCGGCATCCTCGCGCATTTTAACATCCTCAAATGTCATCACTCTATAATGCACTGTCGGATATTTTTCAATCAACGGAGAATCTATCCAAGGTTCTTCTCCCTCTATCATGTATCCGTTGTATGATTTTGGGACAATCCTTGTTACTACATCGGTCATATCTATAGACTCCGAAAATCCATCCTTGACTATGTTCTTGCCATACAGGACTTGCACTCCATAATCGCCACCGGCTCTCTCATTGATTGTCACGGTATAATTATCATAGATAATCTCTCCACCCCATCGATTAACGAAAGAATTGTCATTATTTCCATTAATTGCTTCAATCAGATTCATTGTCTGGTAATAAGCAGTCGATACGGTCTTGATATCTGATTTTGCTGTATATCTTGCGTTCGGTGCTGTCATTAGGTCAAGTGCTTCCTGTCCGTTCTTATCTGTTGGCCGGATATCTGCCAGAAAGCAATCATTCTTTGCGTCCAAAAAAACAGGAGTAAGATCTACGCTCACTCCTGAATCTTTCTTTTCCTTGTTTTTCACTCGGAATAGCTGCTCACCATTGAAAGATGGCATCTTTACAACCGCATTGTCTGTGATGTACTTCCACCGTCCCTCATCGTCAATCGGGTGCTCAATGGTTGCTGTCCATTCTCCATTTAGGATTACATGGATTTCAGCCTCTTCTGGCATCAGTGTCATGTCTCCATTGTGCTCATAGTCTTTATTCTCTGGACTGTAAATCTGAATCATAAGTACCTCCAATACGGAATGACTTTCAAATCAAATCCGTCTGTTATAGTCACTTTATTGTCCCCCTCAACCAACACAAGGTCTTCGTAATTTCCAGTAACCGCCGTGTTATTCAGAGTTCCGTCTGACCTATAAGCAAGCTGTCTGTCTGTGTCAATGGTCAGGTTCTGTCCTACATTTGCTGTCATTGTCTTTCCGTTTACAGTCAACGTGCAGACGCCTTCTCCAAGAATCTTGTAAACTGGATGTGACTCTTCTCCTGCATGATAGCCGATATCTTCCACTCTCTGCTCATGTAATCCCTCGCAGAGGTATCTCAAGCCATCCTTTGTCAGAAATGTTGCTTTGAAGTTTCCAATTCGTTCGCTCGTATGCTCTGCATCGTCCACAGTGACTTTCAAAATCTTGTAGCAGTAACGTGGATCACTTCCAAGTCTCAGGAACTTTCCTCTTGCTGAGAGCCATTTCTTTGCAAGTGCAAACCGTTCGTCCCATTGATCAGCGTCACCGATAAAGTTAAAATCAACCTTGATTTCGCTCGTCTCATAACCGCCCTCAAGCAAAAACATTGTTCCATCAGTCCCCGGAATTTCAACCGAGGACTCTTTCTTCACAGCTGATGGGATTGCCGGAAGTGTCTTAGCATAGATTCCAAAACTTGAGCCAAGGACTCCATTGTATTCCACGTCCATCATGCTCCCACAGCTCCTTTCTTCCATTTCACACTGGAGGACATCTTCTTGATTACCGCGTCAGCAAGAATCTCTGCAAGCTTCTTATCGCCCAGTGCAATGTTATTTTCAATCACAAGTGTCAGTTCTGACAGTGCTTCTGCAATCATCTGTGCAAGCGCAGCATTGTTGGACTGCATCTCATCACGGATGTATGTCTTCAGCAAGTCGATTGGAAGAACTGCCTCTGCTCCTGCTTCGCCACCGCCCATTGCTCTATCTCCGTTCATGCCGAAAATAGTTGGGCTGTTCAAGATACCGCCGTTTGCATACCAGTCAACCGAAAACTTTGGAACTTTTGGTGGAACAAGCGACCATTCTCCACTTGCCTTGAAGTGTGGAAGTTTAATCTTTGGAAGTTTCCACTCAAAGTTGAAAAATCCCTTGATTTTGTCGATTACTCCCTTGATGAAATCACGAATCGATGCAAACACTGCATTAACTCCGTCTCTGAACCACTCGCATTTTGTGTAAAGTGTAACGAAAATTGCAATTAACGCAACAACAGCTGCAATAACCAAAAAGATTGGATTCGCCATAAGAATTGCGTTAAATGCTGCGAAGGCTGTTTTTGCCCCACTGATGGTTGGTGTTAGCTTTGACGTTACATCAATCACAGTGGACACACCACCAGAAACCTTGCTGATTATACTGAAGACGGGCCCTAGTGCTGCAACCAACAGCGCACACTTTATAATCATTTCCTGTGTACCAGGAGACAGTGAATTCCAACTACCAATGATGTCATGAAGAATCGGAGTGACAATGTGTAAACAATCCGCAAGGACTGGTCCTAATGCATTTCCAACTTCAAATCCAGCATCTTTCAATTCGTTCAGTGTCAATTTAAACTGGTCAGCCGGATCCAGTGTAGCTTCAAATGTATCGTTGACACTTCCGAGGTTATCATTGAGCGATGCGCCTAATTCGTCAAAGTTTAGCTTTCCACTTTGGCAGAACTCTGCGAGTGCTGGACCAGCTTTCGCTCCGAACAGCTCAACCGCAGCATTGTAAGCCTCAGAAGAACTCCCTGCATTAACCATCGTATTCTGCAGCTCTGACAGCGCATCTTTCATGCTCTTACCCTCTTTTGATGCATTGACAAGGGCTTTCTTAAGTCCTGCCATAACTGCACTTGTGTCAACTCCTGATGTCTCGCACCGGCCAAGAAATGTAGCAGCGTCTGCTGCAGACATTCCGAGTTCTTTGAGTGATGCAGCGTTGCTGACCATTGACGAGGACAACGTATCCATTGAGATTCCAGTGTCCTGTCCGACCTTATTCATTGTGTCGAGCAGTGCACCAGCATCTTCAGCTGTCAGGTTGAATGCCTCGATAACTTTCTGTGTGCTATCAACGGAAGAAGATACATCTGTATCATTTAATTCTGCGAACCGAACAAACTTTGCCGACAAATCTTCCAGTTCCTGTCCTGTCAGATGAAACCTTGTGTTGACCTCTCCGACAGCCGAACCAGCTGTTGCAAAGTCTGTCGGAATGGTTTTGGCTATATTCCTTGCAGAATCCTGCATGTCTTCCAGTGCATCACCAGTAGCGCCCGTCTTCTGCACGATGATATCCATTCCTTCATCAACCTGCGCCCATGCTGCCATAATTCCTGTGCCTGCTGCCGCAACTGGAGCCGTCACATTCTTTGTGAGTGAACTTCCAATCTTTCCGGTGGTATCGCTGAAGTCCTTAACCTTCTTGGAGTAATCTTCCAGTGTCGCAGCACCGCTTTCCAGCTTCTTATTTACATCTTCAAGTCCGCTCTTGTAGTTATTCAGAGATGCTTTTGCATTATCCAGCTGCTGCCTTGTTTTGGAGATAGCAGCTTCGTCTCGCACTTGTGCATTCTCCTGTGCTTTCAAGATTTCTGTCAGCCTATCGACTTTCTGCGTATACGCTTCTGTCTGATTCTGTAGATATTCCTGCGTCGCTCTCAATTTATCGGCTGACGATGTACTTTTATCCCATTCAGACTTTGCAAGTTTAAAGGCTGACCTGTTCTCATTGACCGCATTGTTTACATCCGTCAGTGATTTCCTAAAGTCAACCGCTCCATCTGCTTTGAAGGTCAATCCGACAGTTTTCAAGCCGTCATTACTAGCCAATCAAAGCACCTCCCTTCCGTTTTTCTAGTTCTGTGAATACTTCCAGGCATTCATTAAAAAAGACAGGATCTGAGTTCCAAAATTCATCTTCACTCATTCCCATCTTTCTTGCACACACCATGTATTCTGCCCAGTCGATGTCTATTGCTTCGCTGACTTCTTCGCCCTCGGAGCAACAGACTTCTTCGCCTGTTCTTTTTTTTATATTCGTTGAGTCTTTTTTCAAACTCCTCGAAAATCTCACGGATGCTGTCGGCATCCATCGGAGTCAGCATCATTGCCTCTTCCTCGTCTACTTTGAGACCGTTTGACCGAAGAATCACATAGATTAGTTTGCCTGCAAGTTCGACATTCTCCTCTTCGGTCAGATCTTCCTCTGTTCTTCCGTCCAGTTTTTTGTCAATCCCATTCATTTTCACTAGATATAAAGTGTAAAAATTAACTTTTACTTCTAATTTCGATCCATCTGTTAATTTAATCAGCTTGGATTTCATGCGATCACGCTCCTACTGCTGTTGTAAGGTCTGCATCCGTCAGAATCGGTTTTGCGAAGAACTTCTCTTCTGTAAGTCCCGCCGGTGCCGTGGACTCTGTGACCTTGCTCACGATATTTCCTGCTACGTCAAACGGATACGCTCTAATCTTGATCGTGTCGGTCTGCTCACTTGCTTTTTCTTCAGATGTTGCAATATCATCAGAGTTCTCAACAAGCTTGCATTTTGGAAACCACTCATAACGAGATTTTCCGTTTTTCAGTTTTACAACCTTTCCATAAGCAAAGAATGGTCTTTCGCTCTTTCCGCCAGCGAGGATAAGTCCGCCTGTTCCTTTTGTCTCTCCGCGCATTTTGGATATTGTATCGTCCGGGAATGCGATCACAGATACCTCAATGTCGATGCTGGACATCGGTGAATCTGAATCATAGATTTTTCCGGATGCATACACATCACTTGTCTCAGAGTTCTCAGTTACCTTTACACTCTTAACGACTTCTGTCTTCTCAACATCAGCCTCGTAAGTGCCATCATACTCTTTGCCCTCTGTTGCATCAGCAAAACACATGTACTGTGCTCCGACTGTCTGTTTCATGGCCGGTTTTTTTGTATTAATAGGCATTAGTCAACCTCCTAACCGAAGATGCTCTCTGTCATCTTCTTGTAGTATTTTTCCTTGTTTCTTTCAAAGAGTGGCTTCAAGTGTGCCCTTGCTGCCATCTTCCTGGTTCCATGCTCAAGCATTGGACCGTAATACTTGCCCCATCCAACCTTAATTCCGCTGTCAGTTCTTTCCAGTGCGAATGTACTCACGATATGCGTGTACCCCGCTTTGGTGATCTGACTTCGTGGTTTTGGGAGTCTCAGAAGATCATTCACGAACTCCTTTGCCCCCTCTTCCACTGCGTCAAGTGCTTTGTCCGGGCTTACGTTCTCGGAATACTGTTTCAACAGCTCCTCGAAGTCTTCAAGCCCTCCATCGTAAAATGTAATCTCGCTGCTGTTCATCCAATCACTCCGTCAGTTGTAATTGAAAAGTAAGAATGCCATACACGGTCTTCTGTCACGTATTCGTGAGCAATGGTCGGATGGTAGCCAAGCTCATTCAGACGGTTTTTCAGTGCGATCAGTTTCGGATTGCGTGGTTTTCTAGCATAAAAACTAATCTGCCATGTAATCTCGTTCTCATAATCATCTCCGGATGCCATTGTGTCTTCCCACATAATCTCCCAGTAATCAATTCTTGGGAATACCTTTTCATTTTTGAGACTACTGACTCCCTCATTCACAGGACAGCCAATATCGTGCAAGATCTCACTCAGTTCTTTCTGTGTCATCGATTACCTCTCTTTCATATGCCGGTGTCTTCAATGTCAGCTCCGACTCTTTAAATCCATCTTTCGTAGTTGTATGAGCAATATTATAGATTTCATGCTGTTCCCCATCGATAAGACAGATGCATTTGCTGTTGATTTTCTTATACTGCGGTATTGCAAGCTTATACGTTACCTCAACGCTGTCTGCTGACAGTTTGGCTCTTGTCGTGTCGTACACTGCAAGCTCACGATACCAAATACGTAATCCGGTGTACTTAAGTCTCTCCTCCGGATAGTCTTCTGACTCATCATTTGTTATCTCATACAGTTCTAAGACTCCGTCTGTATACTCAGGCATTGCCATCTGCATCCACCTCCGTCTCCATCTGCCAGGTCAAGATCATGCTGGAATAATTTTCCATGAACTCGCTGACTCTGTGATGGTAAGCATAATACATATAATTTTTCAATAGCATTCGATAGGTCAAGTCTTCTGTGATACTGCAGCCGGGATTCAATCTCCCAACTGCGTGTTCACCTTCTTTTGCCAAATTTGCAAGTTGCTTGTCCTCGTAGTATGGCGGGATCTGGAACTCTTCCCGCATTTCTTCTACAAGACTGGCAAGTTCTTTCTCGTTCATGTCCCGCCTCCTGCTCTAGCTTAGGCCTGTTTCGGCACTGTTACCTGATTTACTGGAAGAACGTACTCTTCAAGCTTTGTAACATCAAAGACAACTGCAACGTTGTCATCAACTGCCCGACCGTTTGCGTGGCATTTTGCCACGATAAGATCTGCATCCTCAATCGCTTTTGTCTGATCATACTCATCAACGCGAACTCCTGCTGTTCCCATTGTGTAGTATCCGGCGATTGTAAATGCAGCCTTTCCTTTTGGACAGTTAGCATCAACAATTTTTTCGATGTCAATGAATGACTTGTTGACATATCCGCCTGTCAGAGCCTCTCCGTACATACACGGATCCACATATTCTGCTTCGTCTGACGGATTGCAGATAAGATAGAGCTTATCAACCACACGTTTTCCATCATTAGTAAGAGTTTTTCTCACCGGAGCAAGTCCCTTCGGAGAGAATTTTGTAACCGTAGTGAGAACAGTTTTTGCTTTATTTGTTCCGGCTGACTCTACGGTTCCAATCTGACGAAAGATTCCGATTGGACCTGTCTTTCCATCTCCATCGAGGTATCCTTTTACAAGTCCGTCCTGCATGGCCTCAGACAGAATAGCCATGAAATATCTGTCAACGAATTCCATAGACAGCTCTCTGATTGATTTTGGAATAACAAGGTAAGCTGTGAGCTTGTGAAGGTCAATATTCAGAGCTGTTACCTCTGCTGAAAGTTCGCCTTTGATAGCGTCCGTAAGAGGACCCCAAACCGCTGCACCTGAATGAGATGCCACAATCCATTTCTTCACGTTTGCCGGTGCCATATTTACAAGTTTCAGGATTGGCGATGCTTTCTTAACATCATCCAGTGTACGATCAATAATCTCTGTCGGAATGATGTCGATCTGGTTTGCTGTGAACGCCTGCTTGATGTCCTTAAAATTCTCGTAGAATTTCTTTTCTTTCTGAGACAGGTTACGGAGTCCAAGCTGTCTCTTGTAATCTGCATCTCTACTTGCTCTTTCTGCCTCTGCTACTACCTGCTTAATCAGATCGGCGTGCATTGCTTCATCGATCATTTCAATTGACTGCATAATTGCTTCTGCTTTCTGATCTGCCGGTGCATTGTCCAGAAGCTGTTTCACTTTGTCTTTTACTTCCTGGCTTAAATCTTCAATCCTCATTCTTCATTTCCTCCTAACCAAAAAATGCACCCCAACCGGTGCTATCCTTTTCTTCCGTCTTTTCTTTTTTCTTATGAGTCAGCTGATAGAACTCAGCTAACTGCTTCTGATGCTCATTTCTGCTTTTCAGTTCCATCTGAAGTGCCTTGTTTTCTTTGATTACCTCCTGCAGTTTCATATCCGGATCTTCCACCTTCTGCGCAACGCCAATCTCATCAATCAAGCCATACTCCAGAGCCTTCTGTGGAGATAAGGTTGTAGTCTTATGCATCATCTCCCGGAGCTCTTCTTCTGAAACCGTAGCCCGCTGCATGAACAGAGCCACACAACTGTCCATTGCTACATCCAGATTGTCTGCTTCTGCCCTCAGATCTGCTGCATTTCCTGTAACTGTCTCCCACATATCATGAATAATGGCTGTTGTTCCCTGTCCCATGATACGCTTATCACACGCCTGCAAAATTGTAAATGCGATAGAATGACATCCGCCCATTACAATTCCCGTCTTATAGGATCCATGCTGTTGAAGCATGTTGTAAATGGCTGTCCCTTGGTCTACGCTTCCACCATTGCTGTTGAAATAGATCTTGATCTCATCTGTTTCCGGAATGGCATCCAGAAGTTCCTTGAAATGCTTGGCTGATGTCTCAGAGTCATCATACTGCCATGTATCCCAATTGAACGGACCAATTTTTCTAATCTCATCAAAAATGAAAATCTCATGCACGTTATCCGTTTGCTGGAATCTATACACAACTTTTTTCTGTTCCATGTTCTTTTCCTTTCCCTGTTATTACTGTTTAACGGACAGCTCCGAGATAATTGGATCACCTCCTATGAATCAAGTTTCTTGTGCCGCATTGTTGCTTCCCTCCCCTCCGTAATTCTTTGTCAGAGCTCGCTCTGTACTGAATTCTGTATTGAGTAACGGATATCCGACCATCCCTCTGATTTCGTCGAGATGGAATCCAATTCCTCTGAGTTTATCAAGATTTACTGCACTGTCTACAACATCAACATGTTTAAAGCGTGCAAGCCATACCATGACTTTCTCGTTTTTACTGCAGTAATCATCCTCTCCGACAACATAAGCTGTCAAAGTATCATTTATCACTTCTGCTACCGGACTGACAGCATATGTGATAAATTCATTTGTTGCATCTGATTTTTCTGTGATATTGCCATTAAATACAGCCTCTGGAATATCGAAAGCATTTGCTACCTCATTATTGATCTGCAAAGCCATCTTTGCCAGTTCTTCAGCTTTCACTGCTGTATTTATTTGCAGCTGTTCCACGGATGCATTTTCTTGTTCTGTTAAAACTTCAAGGGCATCTGACGTCAGTAGTTTTTTAATTTTTAAAACATACTGGTCTTTTGTCATTACCTTGTCTGTACCATCTGCCTGCTTTTCTCTGAATGATAATGCATTCGTTCCAAGCTTCAGTTTGAATCTCGGTTGGCTGGACAGCTGCATCATTGCATTAATGGAATCCATCGTCTTATCAAATTGCCCTACTACATTCTGTAAGTACAATCGAATCCTTGCATTGTCATATCTTAGATGAATCACTTCATCAGATTGAAATGTGCTGAAAATTGTAAGATTTTCACCTCCGCAGCTTAACATCACATTTTTGTAAACTCGCTTCATCATCACTTCATTCGTGTGTGACCATGATGTCGCTCTGTAATATTTACCACTTAGCGGAATAATCAGAGCTTCTTGTTCTGTTAGCAGCTGCTTAACCACTTCCGTCCAGAACACTGTCCCACATTCGTTGTCATTGGGCTGTACGTTTAGCCTGTATTCTTTCTTGTGTTTTTCTTTGCTCTCCGTCTGGATCAGTATGTCAGACTTTGCTATTGCCTTGGCGATCATCATAATTGCTTTCTCGATGGCAAGCTTTGAAAGATTCAGCTTTTCCATGTCAACTGCAATGATTTCTGCCAAAGACTGTATTTCTTTGTTCCTGTCTTGGAATAAAAAATCAAACATTTTCTCTTCTCCTGTTAAACATAGATTATCTGAACTTCCAGCTCATCCTTGCAGAACATAGCCACATCGAAAGCCATAAATCCATCATTTTTTCTCAATTTCGGTTCTATCTTGCCGAAATTTTTATTTCCAAACTTATCCTCGCTCACGCTTGTGTTATTCGTGTACCACCGCATGATTGCTGATGGTCCGAAGTTGATCATCCCCTGTGAGAACATGGACTGGATGAACGGTGCGATGATCCCAGTGGCTGATGTTATCTTTCGAATCAGTCTGACAATGCCATGCGGATTCTTCTTGTCTTCAATCGTGAGTCCTCTTTCCTCAAAGGCTTGCTTGAACAAGGTGTATCTATATGTGTCCATTGCGATTTTCTTAACTTCGTAGCTTCGCATCTGCTCCATGCACCAATCAACAATTAGATTCACGTCAATTACTGGTCCAGGAACAACTTCAAAGTCCTCAAATTCTGCTTGTCCAGCATTTCGCAATGGAAATTTAATGGAATCAATAAACGGAGAGTCTGCACAGATCCATGTGTGTTGTCTCCATATCCATTCTCCATCATCTGTCTTGGTCAGAATACCTGCAGACGCGAAGTCGCGCACATCCGCATAGTCAATGCCGATCACTGCTGCCTGTCCTCGCGTGTCCAATGTTATCCGCGGAATCTTTCGTTCCAGTTCTTCCATTGTCTCGCCTTCATAACATGCTCTCAGGACATTTTGCCATGTTGTGACCGTCTCCTCTTCCTTTCGTGCCGATCTGTCCATTCGTTTTGTAATAAATTCAGCACGCTTTGACGGAATCTTCTTCATTTCCAGATAATCATGCATGATCTGATTCGCAAGAATCGGCATATATTCCATCGACGGATTCGCCTTATGCCATGCCTCCGGATCATCAACTTCCTTCATGTCATCAATCTCGCAAATAAAAGGGAAGTACCCTAGCAGATTCTCTCCCGTCTCCAAGATTTCTGCACACATTGCCGAAATTTCATCCAACGGACCGTCTCTGACATAGCCATCTGTTGTGATAATAAACTCTCTTGAATGCTTGACCTTACCAAAAGAGGATTCAAATACATTGATCTGGTCATAGTTCTCGTAGGCATGGATTTCGTTCAGGACAAGACATCCTGTTCGCTTACCATCCTTGGTCTTTGCGTTCGAAGTGTTGTATTTCATCTCCGATCCTGTTGCCAGGTTCGTGATAAGTTCCTTTGTGACCGAAAACTTTCCCTTGAATTTTGGATTATCATGTAGCATGTCATAAGCTACCTTGAATGTGTCCTTAACCTGGCTCTCTGAGTTCGCCACAATTTCAACATGGTAATTTTTCACTCCGTAGAGCGGAGTCTGAAAGAAATTTACCAGCGGCACGATGAATCCATCTTTACCATTTCCACGTCCTTCCTTGATGAAGAACTTTGAAAATACTGGAATGTCATCCACATACATAAATGCAAAGGCATAAATGAACTTTTGGAATGGAAATAGTTCGTAGTAATTTGTTTTGCAGTACTGTAGACAGTTCCTATATGTTTTTTCGTCAAAAAAAACATCGTTTCGCTTCAATGTCGGCTTCACGATGTTTTCTATCAGTAATTTTCTCTTTTTATTTATCCATTTCGGATGCTCTTCGGCATATTTGAGATAGTCGTCAATTTCCTTACAAGTAACCATCAGTCGGTTGCTCCGGTTCCGGAATTGGTTCTTTCAGTTTCAGGTCTGCAAGAATCTTTAACATGGTTGCTGTAGTCTTCTGCAGATTGACCACAGATTCATTCGCTTTTTCTACGCTGACACCATTCCCATTGATGGTCTCATACCGGATTCCTTTTTTCCTAATATCTGCAATCAGTTTCTTTTTCAATGACCAATAATATACATAATCATCAACTAAATCCTTATAGAATTCTGCGTTCATTCCACGCAACTTCAACTGCTTTACTAACGATTCTTTTATCTCCGTCTGTGTCAGTGTTTTCTTCCTCTGAGTCAATCTTTTCACCACCTTTTTCACTCAAATCATGCCATTTTTATCAATTTTTCACTTCTTTTTTCGCTCTTTTTAAGCCTCTTTTGAAGTTATCTGAAAGCTTTCCTTCTTATAGTGAGTCCTGAAATTTGACCCCCCCTGCCCTTTTCACGCGAGATTTTAAAATTTCTCCAGAGTCATGGCTACATCCCCGTTCTTCACTCAGGAAAAATCGCTGAGAATTTACCGGGGGGTCTACCATCTTTCTTTGCTCGCAAGCTTCTTCTTTCTTTGGAATCTTCTTGGAGTCCTTCCATGTCGCAGATTGTGACACTTCACACATAGACTGATCAGGTTGTCATCTTCCAACCCTAGCTCCGGATGCTCTTTTAGTTCAACAATATGATGCACCTCTTCAGCTCTTCTGATCTTTCTGTCTTCTCCTTGCAGGATGCGACCTGCTGCCACTGCATCCTTCAATCTCTTTCTGCAGTCCTGGCACTCATAGTGATCTCTCTCAAGTATCTGCATCCTCTTATGTTTCCATGCCGCTGCATTGTAAAATGCTTTTGCTTCTCTGTCTGTCATTTTCTTTCCCTCACGCACAAAAGACACCCGCTGGCATTCAGGTGTCTTTTCCAAGGAGTATTGTAGAAGTATCTGTCCGTCTTTCGACAATACCATATTAGCATGAGCAAAACTCCAGTGAACTCCACTCTTTAATTAATTTGAATCTTTTTCAGTGCTCTCCCATGTAACTCGTAGATCCAGCTCTCACTGTATTCCATGAGTTGTGCTATCTGCCACCACTCAAATCCTTTGATATACCTGTAGAACATAACATCTCTTTCGTCCTGATCATCTAACTCATTAATTCTGTATTCTATGTCCTTATAGGTCTGTACCTGCTTTACTCCCTCTTGATACAGCTTGTCCTCTCTTTCCTGAAGAGCTGCCGCGTAAGAACTTAGATCGCTTTGATTGGATCCATGTGGCATTCCATCATTATTCGATGAAGGATACATCTTCATGTTCCTGATCTCTTCAATCTCTAATTCGATCCTCTTGATTCTCTTCCCATGTTTTCTGTATGCCCTGAGATAGGTTTTCTTCCTGTCGTTCTCGTTTTTTACATTGTTCTCTTCCAGTCTCTTCTCCATTGGCATCATCTCCTATCTTGTACTTTCTCGCCAAGTATTCTGCTACATCTCCATGCCACAACTGCTGCCCCTGTGCTTCAATCAGCTTTCCTGCCTGGTATGCTGGCCGATGAAACTTCTCGCTTTCCTTCCGGTCAGGCGGATGCTCTGCCATAGCAGCATAATGTTCCTTTTGGTTCTGCTGGATCTCTGCTGGACTCCAGCGTGTGTCTGTACTTTGTTTCACTGTTCATCACTCCAATCAAGAGCCTGTCCGTAAAATTTGCAGTATGGCATTTCCCACGTAGTAAGATTTCTGATTGTCTTCATTTCTCCGAATAGTTTCTTACAGCATGGACACGATGCTTGTCCGTTCCATGTTTCAATCTTCTTTTGTCTCTGCTCCTCTAATGCTTTAACCGCCATTTTCTTTGCTTCGATGTTTTCTTCACTGTTGGATGTATCCAACCCCTTAATGATTCTGATTGCATCTTCAATATTCAACTTTCTTTCTCCCTGCTATATAATCTATGGACACATTATATGTATCTGCATATTTGATTGCTTCTCCTAACGTCAGCTCTTTCCTTCCTGTTTCAAGATCTTGCAGTCTTTCCTCTTTCATGTCTAGCTTGACTGCTGCCTCTTTTCTTGTTAGTCCTCTGATTTTTCTTAGATACTTCAGACGGTTTCCTGTTGTTCCTACCGGTCGTAATATAACCATTGTAATCAATCCCTCCTTTCACGTCCCATGCGCAAATGTCGCAATCCTCAGGACATACATTCGCCTTTATTGCTCTTTTGCACATCTCCATTCTTGTTCTTATGTCTTCCTCGTAGTCCTTTATAATTCCAAGTTTCCTTAGAATCTTATAAAACAGTGACTTTTTTCTCACGTCTCTTTTTTCCTTCCGTCGTTCTTTCCATTTTTGCAGCCACTCAAGCTGTGCTTGATCCTCTTTCTCTTGTCTTGTCATTTTCTGCCTCGCTTAACTACCGGAATATCCGAGAATACCACCGTAGCCCTCTCGTTTTCAGATGCCGCTACAACCACAATCTCTATATCATCATATCCAAGCATGAATTCCGGAATGAGGTAAATTCCGTACTGCTCGACAGCTCCGTGATTATTTCTCATGTAGTCAGACACAAATTCTAACTTTTCATCCAATAGTTTGTGTGCTTCCTCTTCATCGTACCGCTTTGTCAAGTGTGTGATTGCCTGCTCTATGCTCAAACTTCCTGTCCACCAGAAAAACGGCTTAATTTCTTCGATATGCTCAAACTTGCTATCTGTTATAATCTCTTTCATCTGTTTCTCTCCTTCTGTTTCATCCACCTTACGCATTTTCTTGATATATTCACGGACTGTCTGGACCGTTGAAAGCACTCCGTCATAAAAAGGATCGATTCTTTCATGCTCTGCAATTGTTGCTTTTGTTTCCTCTTCTGCCTGATCCAGCCAATCAACCAAATCTCTCGCGTCTCTTTCTGTCATATCTTCTCCTTCTTTCCATTTCATCTCTTTTTTCGCAGTACATTAATCCCACATACTGTCCATAACTCATTCCTTCCTGTCTTGCTTTTGCATTTATCTCAGCTAATTCGCTTTTCCAAGCTGTTGATTTCTGTCTTTTTGGCACTTGTCTGCTCCTTTCTCCTCCCTGCCGCATCCAGGGAGGAAGTCTTTGTTATCATGTTGCAGTATTGTGACATACTTTTATCTCCACGCCATTCAGCGGAGGTAACTATAACTAATTTTTCTTATACCTTGCTTTCCATTCTTCTCTTGTGTGCGTCTGCTCATATTCTGTCTGTGCTATTCTGCAGAGCAGCTCTCGCATCTCTTTGTTGTTGTGGACAGCTTCTGGTCCTTCCTTGTGATGATTCCGACATAGATCTACTTTGAGTCCATCTGCCTCAGATAATTCGCGCTGGCCGGATCCGAACATGATATGATGTTCCTCTGTATACTGCTTAGAATAATCGTCATAGAGTATCGAACAGAGATAGCAGACTCCTTTTCTACTCTTGAGTATGCTCTTTTTATGCGATTTCCTTTTTTTCTTGCAAGCTAATTTTGGAAATGCCATGTCTGAATAATCGATACTCATAACGTAATCACCTTATTTCTTACTGAATTCATCTCCATTTTCATCCACCTCTGCTTCTAACCACTTCTTCCAATACTCTGCCGAGTTCAACATCATGTGAGGCATCTCATTCACGGATGCTGCCATGTATAGTGCCATCTTGTATGATTCCATTGTCTTCATATATTCCCATCTGCTGCCAGCCGGATTCTGTTTTGAGTTATCCACCTCTTCTGATTCCGTTCCTGTCTCTGTGTTTATCGCATTTTCTTCGACCGTCTTCGAATTATTCACACTGTTTTCCACACTTTCAGCAATCTCAACGGTTGCACCGGTGCAATTCGGCTCTTCTCTCTGTATTTCCGACGTTTTTACTGGTTCAGGAAGCATTTCTGGAAAATCTTTCTCAATCTCTGTCTGTCCTGGAATATCACTTGGAAGTTCTACCGGTTTCTCTTTTTCCTGTTTCTGTGCCTTTGGTGGTTTTGCTTTAACTACCTTTGACTCTTTTCTCTTCTCTTTCTTCGGCTGCACTGGTGCAATCTGCTCTTTTTCCGGATACTGCTGCCCGAAGAGATCTTCCCAATTCTTTTTTGCATCTTCCTGTTCTGTGATGAGCACAAGATATCCTAAAATGTCACTCCATGCGTATCTTTCTTTTAAACTCTGCCTAACCACCTGCAGTATTACTTCGTCTTTCTCATCATTCAGGTATAACATGATTCTTCCGCAGCCTTGCGGTCTTACGCTGTAAAGCTTATCTCCGTCCGGTGCCAAGACGTCTTTGATCGGTTCTGTTCCTACGCTTGTCCTAACTGTTCCATGCAACTTCACATACAGTTCCGGATCTTCCATGCAGATCTGATTGATTGCCTTTTCCAAATTGTTCAGATCTCTTTGTTCTTTTTTTTCACCTTCCAGGATCACTTCAATGTCTGTAATCTTCTCTTCGCTTTCAATTTCTTCTTTGACTGCCTGGATCTCTGACTTACTGTATGCTGGTGTCAGCTCTTCTGCTACGCTTTCCGGAAGTGTCAACATTAGAGCCAACTTCGCATATCCAAACCCTTTGTAATGATCTTGCAATCTCGGAGAGTATCCCCCCTCCGAGAATCTGTCATTGATCCTGATATACCTGGATACCTGCGTGGCTTCAAGCTTATATTCTGCCCAAGCAAATTCATTGACATTGCTGTATCCTGAATCCTTTAAGATATCGGTATCTCTTCCCTGCTTCAGCAGATATCCAGTCATGACAAAATCTTCTACCGTTCTGTTCAGTACGGTGTTCATTGCCTTTTTGTATTCCTCATAATTTTGATATTGCGCTAATTCCATCAAACTGCCTCCAATTCTTCTGCCTCAAGAAAATCTTCTGCCAATCCTTGTAGGACTCTTGTGTTATTTTTCTCTTTCAGCTCTGCTATGTTTGCTTCTCTCTTGACCTTGCTGATCTTAGCCAGTTTTCTATCTTCCTCTGTCAGTCGTTTCCGGATGACTTTCTGCCATTCCTTCAGAAAGACTCTGATTTCTTCAATTCCCGGCTCTTCGTCATAATAGCTTCTGTGCTGTCTGATTGTGCCTCCCGGCTCTACTTCGATCGTGTAAAACGGGATTCGCAGTGCTTCCTGCCTCCGTAGGAAACAGATATATGTCTCTCTGCTCTCGATCCTGTCAAAATATCGTTCACTGCTGCCGGCACAATGATGCAGCGCACGTCCTTCTTTCACGATATCCACTAACGTGTTCGGTACAATGATCTTATACTCTTCATCTTCGTACTCATATCGGCTCTTGATCTCTTTCAGGATCTCTTCTGCTTCCGGAAACTTCTGCCGCATCTCCTGTGCATATGCTTCTTTTCCCTCTGCATTGTTTTCCAGTTCTTTCAAGATCTGTATCTGCTGCTGGTCTATAACAACTTCATCATGTCTGCGTTTTAGCTCTCTTGGACGATAGACCATCTCGTCAGCCATATTTTTGCAACACGCTTCACACATACTGAGATAGTCTTTATATTCTTCAAGAACAGCTTCTGCCGTCATTCCTGCATATTGTTCCTTTTTCTGCCTTTCGATGTAGTTCATGATTTTCTGCGGACTCATATATTTTTCCAGTTCCCGGATGCCGCTCGGTTCTATCTCATTCTTTATCATCCACTGCACCGTCTCTTTCGAGATCTTCTGCCCTGTCTCGTCCGAATGCTGCATCCAGCGTACCATTCTATTCCCGCCATGTTCGTCACGGATCCGGTTGATCTTCTGACGGTCTTGGATTCTGAACATTCCCTCAATACTTTCCTCTCTCATGTCCAGTGGCCCATAGTATTGTGTCGGATATCCCGGATAGTCTGTACAGCCGATCGTATCTCTCAGCAGATTCCAAAAGCGTCCTTTTGCCAGGTACTCGATCTTCTGTGCATATCCTTTCATCTGTCCTGTCCCTGCCACAAGTCTGTTGTAGTTCAGTTCCATTCCCGTCTTCGATAAATGCTCCAGGACTCTTGTTGCTTCGCTGTAAGTGGTTCCGTCTAATATCTGGCCAAATTCTCCCGGATACAAGTAACCTTCTCTTGCTCTTAGGTTTTTCCGGTTTCCTTTTGTCCATCCATCCCAGGAGTCCTCATAATAGATCATGTATGTCTTCTTCAATTTTCTGTTGGAGTAGACCTTGTACAGCAGGATTCTGATTTCATCTCCAAACTCGACATAATGTCTTCCATTATCCCATCCGACCTTTGCTTCTATGATCCGGAGTACGCTCGTATCTTCATCTACCGGCTGGATAAGATAACAGCTCTTCCATTTCTGTTCGATATGGTCTGTTCTTGTCTTTGCCCTCACCAGTTTTCCGCAGGAAGGGCAGAATACCATATCATTGTGCCGGATCTTCTTTTCTCCATCCTGTCGTTTGATTTCTTCCGGCCAGCTGGATTCCCCGCAGTTCGTACAGACAAATTCTTTCGTTTCCCTGTTCCGGAACATGTAATCCTCTCCTGCTGCCTGTTCAAAGAACCATTCTCTCAGATTCTTCGGACGACCTGGAACTTTTCTCATTAGGTTCATGAGTTTCATTTTCCGGTTTGTTTCACATCTTTCCCTGATCTCGCTGTTATAGCTATGTTCCAATCTGTTGATTCTCTCCCATGGACTGTCGTGCCATACACATTGTTTAATCAGCTCTTTGATTCTGTCCGTATCTTCCTTTTGCAGTTTCGGGTAATTGTTGTAGAATCTCCACTCCCAATTTCTCCAGTCCTCGTTCAGTGCATTCAGGATGCCACCTTTTCTCCACCCATGTTGTTGTTTCCAGTACTCATGTTCACCTGTCTCGTAATTGATGCAATAACGGACCAGCAGTTCCTTTGCCTGGTAAACATTCAGAATCAAAATTTTATCCAGTTCCTGTAATGTTGCCACGAGTCCTTTTTCCCTTGTCTTTTTCGGTGCAAAGCACTCAATCGCTTTCCGTCTCATACATGCACCTCCACCCATCTCCTGTCCGGTGTCAGCGTGTAATACTGGGAGTCTTTCGTCTGCACATCATCCACTTTCCGGATGCTTGCTGCGATAATCTCTCCGTCAGCATTTTCAAGGATCAGTCCGATTACAGTTCCACGATTTCCCGCCACGACCGGGTTTTTACCTCTCGCAATTGCAATCTTATCTGTTCCGATCGCCTCCGCATCATCTTCCTGTACACACACTCCTCTAGTGATCACGCGCCAATCTCTTTTGGGATGCTCGACAATGTATCTCATTGCTGCGAATGCGATTTCTGTCAGATTCAGCTCTTTTTCCAGTGTCAGCTCCGTGGATACGACCATTGAACAGCCCTCTTCTTCGTCTATGCTTCCGCCTGCCTCGCATCGGAAGAATCGGTTCTTTCCGTCAAGTGTGTACCAGTTCAGACAATCCAGGATATATTCTGCCGCATGGAATCCTGTGGATCTTGTCTTACTTTTCTCTTCCGTGTAGGTCTTTCCTTCCTCGTACTTGAATATTCCTTTTCCGCAGGTTGCCTGCAGTTTCTCATTAAATCCCTTGTATACGATCATTTTTTCTCACCTAGATAGTACTCTCTCACGATCTCTTTGATCTGTGCCTTTCCTGGAATGCTAATATACAGTGGTGATCTCAAGCCTGCTGCCTTGGTGATTCTGTCATCTAACTGTGTCTTTTCCCCGAACGCTTTCTTCAAGATTATTGCCATGCAATCTTTCAGAGATTTTCCTTTCCTTCTGACTGCAAGAGCCATCTCTTCATTTTCCATGCAAGATTGTTTGATGCAATCTGTCCAGTCCTTCAGTGCTCCTTCCAGTTTCAGATCCTTCGCTTCCAGTTCCAGTTTTCCAATAGCTGCAAGAATCGGTGTCGTCAGCTCTTCGATTGCACCGGTGCAATAATCCTCTGCATCTTCCAGATCCAGTCCGTTCTCTTCTGCAATCGTCCTGATTGCTTCCAAATCTCCTTCTTCCAACTGTGCCTTTGCCGCACGGTTGATTTCCTCGCAAGAATCAAATTCTCCAAATTTATCAAACATCTTTATACCTCTTTCCCTTGTAAATACGCTTGTAGCGTCTCCTTATACTCGCTGTCTTTTTCATACACGATTTCTATTTCGTGTTCTTTGCTCTCTTCCAGGAACATTTTCCACAGATCTTGATTCTGTATGCCTTTTCCGTCCGACTTCTTCCACTCTGCTCGCCTCCACTTTTCCGGATTATCGGCCTGGATCATGTTCTTGATGTACGTGTTCCTCGTGTAGAACACAACTCTGCATGGTTCTTTAAGTTTTTGCAGTGCATAGATCATTGCCAGAAGCACACTGCGGTTATAAGTTGTTCCTTCCTCTTCTCCTTTGATGAATCGGTCTTCAATATCTCCGTTTCTCCTTGTGAATGTTAAGGCTGCAGCATATCCTCCTCTCTTTGGTGCTGCCGGTCCTGCGATCGTGGTTTCTATGTATATCTTCACCGTCTTCATTCTTCAAATCCTCCTGTTCAACCGGATCAATGTGTATCTCCGGTACTTGAACCCAGTGGCCGGATTGATTCCTTCATAGCTCTTGGCAATGTAATAGCCGTTCTTCTGTTTGATCTCTTTTGGCCATCTTTCCAGTTTTTTCTTCTTTGGTGGTTTCAGTGGCATATTCCGTGATGTGCTGTAACTGGATTCACTGAGTCTTGGCTTGTCCCTCTTTCCGTCTTCCCTCTTTTCTCCCACCTTCTCGTTTTTGGTGATGTAGGATGCGAGCTGTGAGAAATCCTCTTCGTAGTATTTGCTTTTCTCCAGTTGTTCTGCATAGATTCCACCGTGTGGCCAACATTCCTCTACCCAGCGGATCGTATCCCGGCATCCGGTGATTACCATGTGAACGTGCCATGCTCCCTTGGTCCCTTTCTCAATGTTCCGGATCCAGCGCAATTCGATCTGTTCTTTCTTGTATCTTGTCCTTAGCTTGCTTATCAGATTCGTGAAATCTTTCTTTGCTTTCGCCATGTCCGGAGGTCTTGCCTCGACTCTGTACGTCAACGTCAGGAAGTAGTCCCCCTTTCCAAAGTACTCCAACAATCTGTGTCTGGCTGTCTCTGCTTTATTCATAGCATTCACTACTGCCATCTGCTCCGGTGTAGGCTTTCTCTTCTTTTCTCTTGGCAGTCCTCTTGCTCCATACCTGCCATCATGGTATTCCTTCACCTCCAGGATGTCTCCTTTCCGGAAGGTGTGTGTTACTCTCTTCGTTGCCATCGTATACCTCTATCTTTAATATCTTAATCGAGTATTAAAATGGGGCAGAACCCCCGTTTTTCTTGACTTTCTGCCCCACAGATGTTAAGATAATAATGTCTTTAATATCTGCGAGACAAAAGTCTTGCATTCAACACTTCCGTTACCTCCGGAAGTGTTATTTTTTTATCTGTTTTTCCAGCGTCCTTGCGATCGAATTCAGCGCGTAGAAGCTTGCTGATACAGCCAGTCCGATCAGGACGCGCTCCAGCGTTGACTCCGGTGCTTTGACCGATACTGAATATGTAATTGCTGCTCCGGAAGCATAGAAGAGTCCAACAAGCATTCCAACGCCTGTGATAAACCTTGTTCTCCAAAGGCTCATTCTAATATGATGTATTCTCCTTTGTTCTTCTTCCTGGCGTACTCGTTCGCCTCTTCCCATGTCCCAGAGCAACAGCCCAGTTCCTGTGTTTTCGTCCATCTGATAATCCATATGTGGTCTTTCTCCCTTCTTCCTCGTTTCTGGCTCATTTCTCACCTTCTGTATGGTTTTCTTCTTTTATTCCTATTTCGGTGCATCCCTCACGCAACAGCCGATTTATGATCGCAGATGCCTGAGTGTCACTGAATGCTTTTCTTGTGATTTTATTTCCCTTGTGTTTTGCTGTAATGATATACATCCGCTGCGCCCTCCTTAATCTTCTGTCATTACAACAACCCGTTCAATTACCGGGCAGATCAATGCCATCTCATTGGCAGAATATGGTTCCACATATTTTCTAGCTAATGGATTCATCAATTTTCCCCTCTGCCTCTTATAGTCCTGATATACGTACAGATCTATCTCTGATTTTCTGTTTCCGTGATAGATTACTGATCCTTCTGGATAACGTATCGGTATTAACTGCTCTATTTCCTCTGCTCTGCGGCAGATGGTCCTGGTTGATACGTTGTCCATCTTGGCCAGATCAGAAACCTTCATAAGAAAATTGAGGCCTTTTTCATTGATTTTGAAAAATTCTTTTGCCTTTTGCATCTCTTCTCACCTCACTTGCTATTTTCTATTTTTTCTCCTATACTTTCCTTACAGGCACTACCATGCCGAGTACGAGAAAGGAGTATATTAATTATGAAATTTGATTTTACTGTAACTATTACCGCCATTCTTGGAATTGCTGCTGTAATCTCTCCAATTGCTACAGCTATCATTAACAACCTCTACCAGTTAAAAGTTAAAAAGCTTGAATTGGAACAAAATCATAAAGATAAGACAACTTACTATGTTCGTTCTATATTTGAAAATTATCTTCGTTACACTGGCAAATGTATTAATCGTATGATTTCCGAAACAGAAGGCAATTATGGCGAATATTATTTCTTAGCGCTCACTTATTCTCCATCTTATATTGCTGATGCTCTCATTTCTATTAACGCATCAATACATAATGGTGATTTAGAATCTGCTACTTCCCAGCTTGAACAGCTTAGGCCGCAGATAGCTGAGCTATTGCAATCATTGTGACTGCCACGCATATACAAAGAGCATATATTAGATACGGCCAAAATACTTCCGGTTGTATCTTTTTCATTACAATGCATCCGATAACTGCAGCTATCCAAACGAGCCCAACCATAATCCAATCCCCCATCTCTTCTCACCCCACTTTCTTCTCTGGACCATCTTTCTCCATTGCATCTCTTGCCTTGAGCACTTCTACGCTTCCCTTTACTACCAGGAGGCTTTCTTTGTCTAAATGCTTTAAGTTCTCTACAGTTTCTTCAATTAATTTTTTCTGTTCTTCACTCATGTTGTTCACCTCTTTCTTGTTGATTCTAAAACAATTATATGTCGGCATAAAACTTTTGTCAAGTATTGTTTTGTTGATTATTTCAACATTTTCTATTGTGTATTCAGGCATCGCGTGTTATAATATATTCATACCAAAGGGAGGTGCGAAATGAACGAACGTATTAAAAAACTTCGAAAAGTTCTAAAGCTGACACAGCAAGAGTTTGCAGAGTCAATAAAAGTTAAACGTAATACTGTAGCTACATATGAAATGGGACGTAGTATTCCAAGTGACTCCGCAATAGCTCTTATATGTAAAACATTCAATGTTAATGAGGAATGGCTCCGATCTGGCGCTGGCGATATGTTCTTGGAGCTTCCTGAAGAAGATGAAGAAGCTGCTTATGTATCTGAATTGCTGGAAGACAGTGATAACGATTTGTATAAGTTGATTAAGGAAATCATGCATACATATCATGAATTGTCTCCTAAATCAAAGGAAGTGATTTGTGATTTCAGTGCTAAGTTGCGAGAGAACATAAAAAAAGGAAGCTAATGCTTCCCTCTTTCTAAATGTCTTTTCAAGATGGTGTAGAGCTGGCGAAGAAATTTTTCATCTGAATCGTCAATTTTCTTCACCATTCCTATGATAAGTTGTTTAGATACATTGTTCATTATGTTGTCCCTCCGTTCCCAGCAAGAACACTCTTCGAAATTCCTTGATTTCATCATACGACATTTGTATTTAGAAATCAATGGTTTTATCGAACATTTGTTCTTTCATAGAGATGGGGGTGCTTATTATATTAAATGAAATCAGGAGAATTTGTTTTATGAAACACAAAGAACGACTTTCTGTTCTGTATGATCTCCTTTTCAGCGTACTTGCAATCGTAGCTGTCTACTTTGCAATCTATGACATGACAACTGGATGTTCTGCGATTCAGCGCGACATTGACTTTGTGATCAACACAATATTTATTGCAGACTATGCGTTACGATTGCTGATTGCTAAAAATAAAAAAGAGTTTTTTCGGAATAACATACTGGATCTGATTGCAATTATTCCGTTCAACTCTTTGTTCAAAGTTTTCAGGGTATTCAAAGTATTCAAGATGCTAAAACTCTTGAAACTAGCAAAAGCATCCGCACGATTTGCAAGGCTCTACAAGCATATAAAGTTCTTCTTTGACTTGAATGGTTTCAAGTACATGGTCGGAGCAACGCTGATCTGTATTGCAATCGGTGGAATATCCATCCATTATGCGGAAGGAATGAGCTTTTCAGATGGCTTTTGGTGGAGTTTTGTTACAGCGACAACTGTTGGATATGGAGATATCTCACCATCAACAATTCCGGGAAGAATCATAGCAACTGTTCTGATGCTTGTTGGAATCGGTCTGATCGGTTCTCTGACTAGCACAATCACAGCAGTTTTCTTTCAAAAGACAACTGACAAAGAAAAATCTACCGCAAAAGATATTCTGATCAGCTCGATACAGCGCCAGCTGAACAACTTTGATGAACTGTCAGACGATGATATTCAGGCGATCTGCAAAACTCTGCAGTGCCTACACGAAGGAAAAGGTGATAACGATGAAAGTAGGAATGAGAACACCGAGCTTGAAGAAAAGTGTTAAGGCTCAGACAACTGGAAAAGTAAAAAGAGTTGTTAAGAAATCCGTGTCTCCTGGATACGGACAGAAAGGTGTCGGATGGATAAAGGACCCAAAGAAAGCAGCGTACAATAAAGTTTACAATAAAACAACTTTCGGAGCCAGTGATGTGTATCGTGGAATCAGTGGGACTGGATCGCATTCATCTTCCAACAGTTCTTTCAGTGGATCTGCCGTGGAAATCCCTGAGGTACGGATTCCATCTAAGCTTGAGAAAATGCTGACATCAAGTGAGAAGAAAAAATACATTTCGCTTGTTCAAACTGGATGTGTACTTGATCAGGACAGAGATGCAATCATAAAAGCAAATGGAAAACGCACAAAAATTTCTACATTCTCATTGTGCCGTATAATTGCCATGATCATGTCAGTTGTCTTACTGGCTTTCGGACTTGCCGGACTCTCAACATCTGTTGGAATTGGTGCTTTCTTTATTATATTCGGAGCTCTGTTCTTCTTGATGGCCAGAAGTTTCAAAACAACGATAACACTACACAAAAAGATATTCCAGATAAAAGATGATGGTTTTATATCTTAAATAAAAACCGCTCCTGCGCCAACAGGAACGGTCAACTGGGGAAGCACACGCCAATGTGCTTTAGTAACTCCGAAGAGATACTGTCTTACCAACGAATATTGTATCATCTTCGGACAGCCACCGCAAGCGGAACACACGTTCCTTGCTGGCTGTTATTTTTATACTCAAAAGAAAGGAAGATGATTATGTACTCACAGAAACAGCCAAATGGCAAATATCGCTTTTATGAGTCTTATGAGGATTATATGACCGGAAAGATTAAATATGTTTCCTGTACTCTCGACTCAAACAGCAAGAAGAATCAAAAAGAGGCTTTTGTGATTCTTCAGAACAAGATTGAGCAGATCTATGCCAATACCCTTACCCAAAAGCCAAAGAACATCTCTATGTCTAAACTGGTAGAGCTATATCTGATTTCCCAAAAGCAGACAGTGAAACTATCTACCTATAATCGAAACTGCCATTCATGTAATACGCTCATTGCGATCATTGGTGCTGAGACAAATGTAAACCGGCTCTCTGCTGCCTATATTCAAAAGCAACTGCTAGATACAGGGAAAGAGCCCGGTACATTGAATGAGCATCTTGTCCGGTTGAAAGCATTGCTCCGTTGGGGATACAAACACGATCTGATACAGTCTCTTGATTTTCTCAATAAGCTGGAACGTTTCAAAGATGTTCCTCACCGTGTCAAGATTGAAGATAAATTTATAGAATCCTCAGATCTTGCACTTCTGATCAGTGGCATGAAAGTAGATACCTGGATTGATCTCACAAAGTTTCTTGCTTTGTCCGGTTTGCGTTTTGGTGAAGCTGCCGCTCTCCTGTTTGATGATGTGGACATTAAAAACCGTGTAATCCATGTAACGAAAAATTATGATTACATCAATCACGTAACAACTTCGCCTAAAACATTAACCTCACTACGTGATGTCTACATGCAGGATGAGCTTGCTGTTTTATGTCGCAAATTGAAAGCTGCATCATTCGCCACATTTGCAATGCAGGATATGAACGCGCAGAAGTTGCTTTTCTGCGATTCTAACGGTGAACATATAAAATACTATGCCTATAATAAATATTTCCGGGAAAACACACTCAGGGTGCTTGGAAAAGCATATACTGTTCATTCGCTCCGACACACTCACGCTTCGTTGTTGCTTGAACAGGGAGTTGATGTGGATTCAATTTCCAGAAGACTTGGACATTCTGATTCTGCAGTAACCAGAGAAATTTATCTTCATATCACAAAAAAGAAGCAAAATCAGGAGAATTTGAAGATAAAAGAATTGAAATTAATCGCACAGTAA